GACGAGGGCGGCGTCATAATCCTCATCGGCGCGCGCCACCTGCCATTTCAGGGCCTGTGGCAATTCCGTCTCCTGGCCGCGCGTCAGTTCCAGCACATCGCCCTCGCGGCCACCGCTCCCCGCGTTCGGGGCCACCAGATCGTCGGGCGTGATGGTGGCAATCGTCGCACGCCCGCGCATGACGAACCGGATTGCGCCTTCGGTCTCCACAGCATCAAAGCCGAAGTGGCGCGACAGCGTGGTGATGGACGCGCGCGGGCTTTCAAGCGCACCAATCGCATAGCCTTCCACCGCGCCCCAGAGGCCGCTGACGTCGATCCGGGCGTCTGGCATACCGGCGCGCAGGCAAAGATGACGAACCAACGCTGCCAGCGATACCGCGCCAAGCCGCCCCGTCAGCCAGTGTCCGAGCCGCCAGTTCGGCCCATCGGCCCAGACATCGGTCAGTTCGGGAAAGAACGGATAGGGTCGTGCGTCCCAGGTCCAGGCTGCACATTCCGGCACATTCACCATCCGGTCGCCATAGACAGACGAGGTTGGATTATTGGCCGAAGTGCCCCAGTACAGGTAGGAGGCCTCAAAATATGCGCGCTGGATCGCATCGTCCCGCCAGCCACGCGAGAAATGCGGCGTGACACTCTCGGACGACTTCGGGTCGAAGAACACGTTCGGCTGGTTTGTGCCCCGGTCGATGGCCGGGCAGCCAAGCTCGGTGAACCAGATCGGCTTCGACTGTGGCACCCATGCCGTCGGGCTACCGCTCTCCACCCCACCCGGGCGGTCATAATGCGGGTTCGACCACCAGCTTCGCGGATCCTTGGTGCGGAACACCCACGGTTTGCTGGCCGCGCCATCGGTGATCGGTGTGCGGAGCTGTGCCGCGCGATCAGCCTCGGAGCCGTAGAACCACTCGAAGCCTTCTCCGCCCGCGATGTTCGCCTGCAGATAGGACCGGTCGTAGATCGCCGGGGCCAGCGCCGCATCCGCGTGCTTGAACCCGTCGCGCCAATCCGACAGCGGCATGTAGTTATCAATTCCGATGAAATCGATCTCCGGATCGGCCCAGAGCGGATCGAGGTGAAAGAACACATCACCACTGCCATCACCCGGCTGGTGCCCGAAATACTCCGACCAATCGGCGGCATAGCCGATCTTTGTCGACGCCCCAAGGATCGCCCGCACATCCGCCGCCAGGTCGCGCAACGCCTGCACCGCCGGATAAGTGCTGGACCCGGAACGGATTGTCGTCAGCCCGCGCATCTCCGAGCCGATCAGGAAAGCATCGACGCCGCCCGCCGCCACGCAGAGGTGGGCGTAGTGTAGGACCATGCGGCGCAGGCCCCAGTCGCCGGACGCGCCGGTCCAGCCGACGTTCTCGCCCGATACGGCAAAGTCTGACGGGCTGGCGCTGCCAAAGAGCGCCGCGACCTGCGTCGTAGCCGTGGCGGTCTTGTCCACCGATCCGACATAGCCCGCTGCAGGCGAACAGGTGATCCGCCCTCGCCAAGGGAAAGCAGGCTGGCCCGTCCCGACCGCGTTGTCGGAATACGGGTTCGGCAGGGTGTTGCGGGGCGGCACATCCATCATCAGGAACGGATAGAATGTCACGCGCAGCCCGCGCGACCTCGATTCCCGGATCGACTGTACCACGGTGAAATCCGCAGGCGTGCCGCCAAAGTTCGGTCGATCCTGATCGTCGCGACTGACCAGATGCGCGGCAGAGCGGCTCACGCCATTCACCGACCATGCCTGCGGCGTTGTGTTTTTGGCAGCGAGTTCGACTTTGGGCCGGATCCGGCAGTGCCCGGCGCGCAGATCATCGCCGAACCAGGACACCACCAGGCTGACGCTTTCGATATTAGGCGAGGACGCCTGCAATTGATCCAGCGCCACCACCATGTCGGGCACATCGGCCCGGGCATTCAGGTTCTCGGCCTGCGTCGCCCCGCTGCCGCCCTTGCGGATTGCGCCCGTGGCATAAGCAAACTCGCCGGAGGCCGGGATCATGGTGACCGCGCGGGTCAGGCCTTCGGCGGTGTCGGGATCGGCAAGCGGGCGGAAAACCTCGAAAGAAAGCTGCGGCAGCCGGTTTCCGAAATTCGCAAGCGCCAGATCTATGAGCACGACATAGGCGGTGCCGCGATAGGCTGGCGCGTTGCCAGCGCCCATCTTTGCGGCGATGAACGGATCAGGCGTTTGGCTCTCATCGCCCGGATACCAGCGCCAGGTCACACCGGACAGGTCCAGCGGCTTGCCGTCGGCCCAGATGCGTCCGATGCCAGTGATCGGTCCCTCGCAAAGCGCCACGGCGACGGACGCGTAGTAAAAGTACTCGGTCGTCTTGACCTTACCGCCCCCGCCACCGCCCTTGCCGCCGCCTTGCGTGGTGGTCTTGGTCTCCTCGCGGAAATCCGTCGCCCAGATGATGTTGCCGCCGATCCGCATGCGGCCATAGAGGCGTGGGATCACCGCCCCTTCGGTGGCCGAGGTGATGCGCAGATTGTCCATCCGCGCGCCCTCGATCCGCTGGGTTGGCGCAAGCGACGAGATGATCCAGCTGTCGACGACCGATCCGATGGTGGAGCCGATGAAGCCACCGATCGTGGCGGCACTGACGCCGAGGATCGCGCCGCCAATGCTGCCGCCAATGGCAGCGCCAGCGGCACCAAGAACAAGTGTGGCCATGTCGATCTCTCAGCGTTGGGGGAACAGGAAAGCGAAGGCGAGCTTGCGCGCCCAGGATGGGGTGAGCGGTTCCTCGATCACACCGAGCCGCTCATAGGCGTGGATGAAAGTATCGGGCCCGGTCAGGATCCCGACATGCTTGGCTATGGCACGCGGTGTCATGCGAAAGAGGACCACCGCACCGGGAGCAGCTGCGGCCGGTTCCACTTCGATCATCATGCGCCGTGCGCCCTCTGCCAGCACCTCGCGCGGGCCGGTCTCGCCCCAATCCCGGCTATAGGGTGGGATCGCGAACGGCTCTGAGCCTACGGTTTCGCGCCAGATCCCGAGAGCCAGCCCGAGGCAGTCGCAGCCAACGCCGCGAAGGCTGGCCTGGTCGTGATACGGCGTCCCGAGCCAGGATCGCGCGATGGCGATGACACGCGTGGGGTTGGCGCGGTAACGACGCTACTCACAGCACACCACCCTCGTGCCCGCCCTCCTTTGTGGCGTAGCGCAGCACCGCATCCTGGCCGGGGATGTGCGGGAAGCCACGAAAGTTGACGGTATTTGCGAACTTCGCGGCGCAGGTCGCGATGCGCTTGTCGCAGCCCGCGCGGATGTTGAACGAATCAGCCTCGGTGATGGCGCGTACGGGCGCTTCGAGCAGTGTCAGCACCGCGATGCCGTCGGTCATGTCATGTGCGATGATTTCAGCGCGCCGCCCGGCATTGACCCCGCTGGTCCATTCGACCGTGCCGAAGGTGAACCAGCCGGAGGAGAAGTCGCCGAGCCCAGATGCGGTGAAAGCTCGGTCGCGCAGGAGATCGATGATGGTGCCACTTCCCTTGAAAGCCGGATGCTCGAGATCGACCCCACAGCGCGCATCGCCCAGCGCAGCGTCGCAGGTCGCCTGAAACGTCCGCCCGACTGTCTGGCCCAGCACATGCGCGAGCGAGCGCACTTCGGCCACGAAGGCCAACCGCCCGCGTCGGATCTGACCGATGGCGCCGCGCCGCATCAGGACACGCTGGCCGGTGTCGGCCCAGTTCACCCGCCAGACCTCGACCTCGGCATTGTCCCAGCGGCCGTCGAAGATGTCGGTCTCGGTGATTCGGTCCGAGGTCAGGACGCCCTCTGCGTCCTGCGCATCAACGGAAAGGTCAGAGCCGGAGCGGACCTCGGAAGCCGTGAGCCCGCTCTCCGGCTCAAAGGTGGTGCCGTCAAACCTCAGCGTCCGATCATGATCGGTGAAGCCGAAGCTCACGCCATCCGCGCGGGCAATCCGCCAGCACCAGGACAGCGTCGTCGTGCCCTCTTCGAGATGGGCCTGCAGGTCAGGGGTGATGTTTTTCATCGGCGCAGTTCCAGAAGTGGGATTGAGGTGATCGAGCCCAGTCGTTCGATGTCGTGCGTCACATCAAGCGCGTCGCTGTCGAAGCGGACCGGCACGTCGAATTCGAAGCCTGCGGTGATCGCGACGCCGGAGCCCGGCGCTGTGTTGAAGGTGATGAGGCCAGTGGTTGTATCGACCGACCAGCCGGAGGGCTGCTCCAACCCGCCGAACGCAATGCGGACGCTGCCCGCCACCGGCTTGGCGATGGCACGCATCCAGGCCTGCGCGCCGGAGGTGTAGCGCTTGACCAGCCGGAATTCGGTCGTCGTGCCATCGCCGACACCAATCGCCTGATCGGTTGGCGACGGCGTGCCCGAAGGCAGGCAGGACTTGTGGTCGCCCCAGTCCTTGAACCGAAAGCCATGCAGGCGCCCGTTGCGCGCCTCGAAGAATGCCACGACCGCCGCCAGATCGTCGGCGCGGCGAATGCCGTAGGCGACGTCGTAGCGGCGGCGCGAATTGGCCCAGCTGGCGTTGCGCTCCTCGTCGCCGCTGGCCAGTTCGACAATCTGCGTCCGCCGTTCGGGGCCGCCGCGTGCGCCTCTGCTGATATTGTCGGGAAACCGGACTTCATGGAACATCACATGCCCCTCCGCCCGAGCGACACCGCGCGCGCAATGTCGGCCGCAACTTGCGTGCGGGATTGGCGGAAGCTCTCGGCGTCGCGGGCCATGATGGTGACATTGACCCCACCGCCGCCGTAGCCCTGCGCCTCCCGCCGTGACAGCACCCGCTCGCCACGCTGCAGGATTGCGGGCACTTCGTCATGCCGCAGCCCTGCGACGCCGCCGGAATGCATCCGGGGTGCGGCCGCGAAGGCCATGGCCGGGACCATCCGTGAGGGTCCGCCGGATCCGACCATGCCGCCCGCATGCAGAATGTTGGCAAAGATTCCGCCAGCGCCACCCGCGCCCCCAAGCACCCCACCGAGCGCGTTGGCGATCGGCCCGAGGATGAACTTGCGCGCCCCGAGTTTGGCAAGATCTGCAATCAGCGAGGTGACCAGATCGCCAAACTTCAGTTTGCCGGTCTTCACGAACTCTCCGACCGCGTTCTCAGCCGACTGGAAGGCGCTGACGAGGCTCTGGCCAATGTCCCCGCCGATATCGCGGGCCTTGCTGGCATAATCCGACAGCGCCGTGGTGACCGCCTGCCAGCCCGAAACAGCGGCTTCGGTATCGGG